CTCACGTGTGACCGATTATTAGCGTGAAAGGCGGTGTTTTGTGTGAAGGGGGACAAAATCGACGCAAAAGCTGCAGAGTTCGTGAAGATGAAGAAAATCTACGCGGACCTGTCGCCGGATCAGCAGGTGATCTGCTTCTCGATGCTGGAGGAAGCGGCCTTCTTGAAGGTAACGCTCGCCGGGCTTCGGGCAGAGATCGATGCGAACGGCTGTACGGATGAATACAAGAACGGCGCGAACCAGTTCGGCACGAAGGTGTCGGCCACACTTCAGAGTTACAACTCAACCCTGAAGAATTATTTCGTACTGATGGAGAAGATCGTCAAGATGTTCCCGATCAGCGCGGAGAAATCGGCTGACCTTGCGGAGCTGATGCGTGCATGAACTACATCCTGAGCTATTACCAGAAAGTCAGCGACGGCACTATCGTCGCGGGCAAGTGGATAAAGCTGGTCTATAAATACATCGTTGAAGGACTTCAGTCGAAGTCCTTTTTCTTTGACCAGAAGAAAGCGGACAGGGCGATCCGGTTCATCGAGTTCTTCTGCCGGCATCACGAAGGAGCGCTCGGCGGAAAGAAGATCGTCCTGGAGGAATGGCAGAAGGCTTTTATCTCGGTCCTGTTCGGGGTCGTTGATAAAGACGGGTACAGGCAGTTTCGTGAATGTCTGCTTGTTATCGGAAGAAAGAACGGGAAGACGCTTCTTGCCGCAGCCATCAGCGCCTATGTCGCGTACATGGACGAGGACGACTACGGCAGACGTATTTATATGTGCGCTCCGAAGCTCCAACAGAGTTACCTCTGTTTCGATGCTTTTTACCAGATGGTCCGGAAAGAGCCGGAGCTGGACAAGCGTGCAAAGAAGAGAAGGACGGACGTGTATATCGAGGAGTCGAACACGTCGATCGCGCCGCTGGCCTTTTCAGAGAAGAAGGCCGACGGCTTGAATATCTCGCTCGGGATCCTGGACGAGGTTGCGGCATGGCGAGGCGAAGCTGGAAAGAAGTTCTACGAAGTTCTGAAGAGTTCCGTCGGATCCAGAAAGCAGCCGATCCTGTTGAGTATCTCGACGGCGGGCTATGAGAGCGAGGGCGCTTTTGACGAGCTGACCAAAAGAGGAACGAGGGTCCTTCTTGGTGACTCGTCAGAGACGAGGCTCCTGCCGGTGATCTATCAGATAGATGATCCGGCGATGTGGAACGACATCAACGAACTGAGGAAGAGCAACCCGAACCTCGGTGTCTCGGTCAGTGTTGACTACTTGCTCGAAGAGATCCGGATCGCGGAGGGTTCGCTCTCCAAACTGACGGAGTTCAAAGTCAAGTATTGCAACCTGAAACAGAACAGCTCACAGGCTTGGCTCCCTGTCCAGGCTGTGGAGGGCGCGTCGTGTGAAGAGCTTCGCATGGAGGACTTCGCGGACACGTACTGTGTGGGAGGTATCGACCTATCGCAAACGACAGACTTGACATCCGCGTGCCTGGTAATCGAGCGCGACGGTATCGAGTACGTGATAAGTCACTTCTGGCTTCCCGCCGAGAAGATAGACGAGGCCACGGCGAGGGATGCGCTCCCGTACAGGGAGATGATCGCGAAGGGGTTCCTCTCTCCGAGCGGGGACAACTTCGTTGACTATAAAGACGTTTACAACTGGTTCGTTGAAGCGGTGCAGAAGTACCGGATCTATCCGTTACAAGTCGGATATGACCGATACAGTTCGCAGTACCTCATTCAGGAAATGAAGGCGGCGGGCTTCCACTGTGACGACGTGTACCAGGGCTGGAACATGACTCCGGCGATCATGAAGCTGGAGGGAACACTGAAAGACGGTAAGGTCAAGATCGGAACTAATGACCTGTTGAAGATCCACCTCATTGAGACCGCTGTCCAGCGTGACAACGAGTTCCGGAGGATGAAGATCATCAAGATCAAAAAAGAAGGTCATATCGACGGCACGGCCGCGCTGCTGGATGCCTTGATAGTCAAGGACAAGTGGTACGGCGAGATAGGGGAGCAACTAAAGAATAAGAGAGGTTGAAGGAATGGGACTTTTTGAGAAGATCTTTCCGAAAAAGGCACAGCAGAACTTCGTCGGCTCCCGTTGGGAACCGTTGACCGCTTACGCGGCGAAGTTCAATACCTGGGGCGGAGATATTTACGAGAGCGAGCTGGTCAGATCGGCTATTGACTGCCTGGCAAGGAACTCGGCGAAGCTCCGTCCGGAGTTCTCCGGATCCGCGAAACAGAAACTGATCCGACAGCTAAAGAACAGACCGAACCAGTACGAGACCTGGTATCAGTTCCTGTACCGGCTGAGAACGATCTACGAGATCCAGAACAACGCGATCATTGTGCCTATGCTTGACGAATATGACGAGGTCGTCGGGATCTTCCCTGTTCTGCCTTCGTCCTGTGAGGTCGTGGAGTACAGAGGAGTCGAGTTCTTACGGTATCGGTTCGCAAACGGCAAAGTCGGCGCGATCGAACTGGCACGCTGCGGACTGGTAACGAAACATCAGTACAAGAACGACATCTTCGGAGACAAGAACACGGCCCTGAACTCGACCATGGCTCTGATCGACATGAACAAGCAAGGGATCAAGGAAGCAATCAAGTCTTCCGCGTCGTTCCGGTTCATGGCTCAGATGATCAACTTCGCGAACGATGCCGATATTGCTGCAGAGCGTAAGCGTTTTGTCGAGACCAACTTCAAGGCGGACTCGGGTGAGCTTCTCCTGTTCAGCAATAAGGTCGGCGGGATCCAGCAGATCAACAGCAAGCCTTATTCCATCGACGACAAGCAGATGGAACAGATCAGCAAGTCTGTTTTCAACTACTTCGGAGTCTCCGAGGACGCTGTCCAGAACAAACTCTCGGGCGATGCGGCCGCCGCGTTCTACGAGGGCGCTGTGGAGCCTTGGGGAATACAGGTCAGTGAAGCGATCACGTTCATGATCTACACACCGATCGAGATCAATACAGGCAACCTGTTCATGCTGTCCGCGAACCGCGTCCAGTTCATGAGCAACAGCGACAAGCTAAACTACGTCACAGCGATGGCTGACCGTGGACTTGCCACGATCAACGAACTCCGCGACGTGTGGAACCTGCCACCCGTAGAGGGCGGCGATCGTCTGATCGCCCGCGGTGAGTATTACTACATGGACCCGACAGCGGATCCGAGCAAACAGGAGGAAGAACAAGATGCCGAGTAATCCAAACAGAGAATACAGAGAGGCTCGCGCTATTAAGACGGTACGAGCAGAAGAAGGTCAGGAACAGTCATTCATGGTAGAAGGCTATGCTACGACCTTTAACGACGAGTACGAGCTTTTACGTGACGGTAAGTATGTCGTGATGGAACAGATTGACAGGAATGCGTTCAAAGACACCGACATGAGTGACGTTGTTTTCATGCTGGACCATGAGGGCCGCGTATATGCAAGAACAAGAAACGGTTCACTCGGTCTTGAAATTGACGACCACGGACTTCTGACCAGAACTAATCTCGGCCTGACCGAGTCCAGCAGATCTGTTTACGAGGATATTGATGCCGGACTATATGACCGAATGAGCTTCGCGTTCACGGTCAAGGAGGACGTGTTCACAGAAGAAGAGCGGGATAACGGCGACATTATCATTCACCGCAATATTACGCAGATCGGAAAACTTTACGACGTTAGCGCGGTTTCGTTCCCGGCTAACCCTAACACAGATATTTCAGCTCGTTCAAAGGACAGCATAGACGGAGAGATCAAGCGGTTCGAAGCGGAGCGACTTCACGAGCAGGAAATAAAAGAAAAGCGCGAGGCCATCCTCGCAAGACTCAAACAGGAGGACTGACAAATGTCTGAGATCAAGAACATGACGATTGAAGAGGTAGAAGCTCGTTCCGCTGAGATCGTTAAAGAGATCGAGGGCGGCGAAGTCGCCGAGGAACGCCTTGCGGAACTCGACACCGAGTCGAAGGAGATCGAAGAAAGAAAACTCGAGCTCAAGAAGGCAGCAGCCGAGGCTCAGGAAGTGCGTGACGCTATTTCCGAGGACAAGGTCGTTGTCGAAGAAGTCAAAGAAATTGTTACGGAGGAAAGAACAATGACAAACAAAGAAGTATGTGCATCTGCTGAGTAC